CGACTTGAACAATAGATTGTTCGCTTTGGTTTGGTCGGTATAAAATGTCTTCGGTACATCCGTCTCCAAGATGTCCGATAATGAACACCCTTTCACGGTTTTGAGGAAGTCCAAAGTCTTTCGTGTTGTACACACGCCATGCGACACTATACCCTGCTTTGTCCATTTTAGACAATATTCGGTAGAATCCCCATCCGTTGTCGATGCTAAGTAGATTTTTAACATTTTCAATGAGCAACCACTTGGGTTTATATTTTGTTTCATCTAACAACCTCATGACTTCGTAAAATAAACCGCTCCGTGTATTCCTTATGCCATTCTTTAGTCCAGCAATAGAAACGTCTTGACAAGGAAAGCCAAACGCCCATAAGTCTGCATACGGCATCTCTGCACCGTTTAATGCACAAACATCTGGAGAAAACCAAAGATTATCCGTTGGATATAACGCACGGTATGATTGTTGTGCGTATTTATCTTGTTCGCACCAACCAACACAAGTCATCCCAGCTTTTGTTAAACCAGAGTGAAAACCGCCAATACCAGCGAATAAATCAATAAATTTCATCCTTAGTCCTCCTGTGGCATATTTAGTGATTTCCAATGGATTTCACCTGAGAATACATATGACATTTTCTTAAGTGACAAGTGTTTTGCTAGGGTTCTACCAATATGAGATTCGGCAGATACAGGAATATTTTTATCACCTGTGCGTTCATATAAATCAATCATATGTAATATCCCAAGTATTTGTCTATAAGACATATTTCGATGAATACTATGGTGTAAGTCTTGTATAAAATCCAAAGCATTCATATCTGTTGGGTTATCTATAGTAATAAAATCATAGCGTTTACCTAATAGATTATCAATCTTTTGTTCTAATTTCATTCGACAATCACCCAATCGTTTGCAAACTGGTCTCGTGGCTCTGGTGTATAAATACCAATGTATTCACGGTCTGTCATTTCAACCAAGGCATTATCCACAGGGATACCATTGGCATCAAACATAACCTTGTATCTTAGGTAGACACTGCCGACCCATGACTCTCTATAGCACTTTGAACCGATAGAGATTGTATCAAGTACCTCTGCATATGTCATAAGCTACCCCCAATTACTGTTAATGTGTGTCATGCGACCGTCATCGCTCATGGTATACTGACGAATAAAATAATTTGTGTCATCATACAGATATCCACCGAGTTGTTCCCATCGTTTATATAACTGTGCATATTCAAGCAAGCGTTTTTGCTCAGTGATTGTAAACTGAGATAAGACATTTGAGTACTGCTCAGGGTCATCCAAGTAGTCTTCAAAATATACGCCTATTACTTTAGATATCCAAAGGTCGCCCAAGTCGTCATCTTCAAACGACTCCATTTGTTTTGACACAGTTTTATACTCTCGAATATATTCAATATTTATGTTATGATAAACATTCTGCGGAATTACATTTGAAACAACTACTAGAAGAAGAAACCAAGTTTAAAAAAGAGTATAAAACTGTGTCAAAACATATACCACTCTTGATATTCGTCATTGTCGTTCTCGATGTAAATTACAATATTGTCATTAAACAAGTATGTAATTAAGTCTTCTTTGGTTTTAAACAATGATGGATTTACTAAGTGCGTACTTTCGTGGTCGATATAACCTTCTTCATCTGAGGATGATTCAATCACTGGAATACCCAACTCACTTAGCCAATGTTTAATTTCGGTATAAAACAGGCTGGTGGACAAATCGTTGTTATTGCGTTGGTAAATACCTGTAATTAAATAAGAGAATTTTTCTTGTGGTGTAGACAGCACGTCATAACCCCAGCCGTATTCCCCAAGCCATTCATATAGTGTAAACCCTTGATAGCAACTTGGGATTTCATATAGATGATACAATGGATTACTGAAGTCGGTTTCATCCTCGCCTGTATCCCAGCCATTGCCACAAATGATTTTACTTGTGCCAAAAGCCAAAGAATGAGCCGAGGAACTATTGGTTTCAAACACATTATTTCTTGTTAATTGCATATTTGTTTACCTCCCAAAGAGTAATCCAGTCATTTGCATTTACATCAGACGTACTTGCGGCATATAACCATTTAGACTCATCACAAGCCTTTATAACTGCTTGACCCAAATAGTCTTTATCATGAGAATACACCAAGTCAGAATAAACACATGTATTATCATCCCAAGATTTACGCTTAACACATTTACCACGAGAACATACATAATACATTGCTTCTTGATAACCGATTTCACCCTTTGGGTCTTCAACCCATTCTTGAAAATCATCGTTATCATTTTCGATATGTACTGTAATTTCATCATTGAATAAATACGTAAGTAAATCTTCTTTAGAATTAAACATTTGTTTACACACTACGTCATAAGACTGATGGTCTACATAACCGTCAATTCTTTCGTCATCACCTGGATATTCATATTCAAGTTTAATACCTAGTTCAGTTAACCATTGTACAATTTGTCTAAAAAACGAGTCATTATACATCTCACCCCAAGTTTTATACTGGTAAACGGACGACATCAAATAACTTAATTTTTCTGCTGGAGAAGATAATACATCAAATCCCCAACCGTACTCATCAAAGTATAACGGCATATACGAATACATTTCGTATTCCTTTGGTTTCTTTGTTAGATGCAATTCTTTGACGGCAAAACATAAGTCATTGCATGGCTTATAATTGTAATCACGCAAGACATTGTTTTTGTATGCCAACGAGTGTGCAGAACTAGAGTTTGTTTCAAAGACTCCGTTGCGTATTAATTTCATCACTTCGTTACCTCCTGTTTGTCAACCCAGTAATCAACAATTTTCATCTTATGTTCGACTTCGATAAAACAAATAAGATTTCTTCTATTGGTATTATATTCTTCATAACATTCAAGCATATAATATCGACCATTAGAACATAGATATATCTCTTGAACCTTAGCATAAAGACTATCTAAATATAACACGATATGTCTGACTCTGTCTAAGCAAGACGGCATCATGCTTCTGTCACAACGGATACCAACTGGTTGCTCTAGTAAACATTCCAAGGAATGTTGGTCATGAGAATCCATTAGTGTTCCTCCCTAGTATTCAGCGTTTACCTCGATAGAACGAATATCGATAATTAAATCATCGTCAAACAAATATTCGTACAAGTCTTTTGGTGTTTGAAACATTTCTTGTCTAAAAATATTTTGCGATAAAACTTCATCGACATAATCATCGTACTCGCTATAGTCTGGTTCTTTTAGTGTGATACCAATGTCAGATAACCAACGTTTTACTTTTTTGTAGAACTCATCGACAAATATGGAATCAAAGTTGTATTCACTATAGATGTAAGACAATAAAAACCATAGTTTTTCTTGGGAATTGCACAACTGTTGTTGTTTCCACAAGTAGTCTTCAAACTTTACAGTCCACATAACATCGTCAAACATTGGTGTATACCCAAGTTCCCCATATATGTCTGTAATGGTTGCATCTCTTGGCGTTTTCTTTTGTAATCGTCCAACAATTGCCATAGAATGACAAGAAGAGCTGTTAGTCTCAAATACACCGTGTCTAATTAGTCTCATGAGATACCTCCTGTTGTTCGCAATATTGAAAATACGGCTTAATTGCGGTTTCGCTAAAGTATTTAATATTATTCCGTGTTCGACTGGATGGAGCAAAATATTGTTCTACCGCATTAATATACATAGAATGTTCACCTTGGTAAAATTCATCGTATTCTTCTACAGATATTTTACCACGGATATCCAATTGTTGCAAGCCTAAGTTGTCAAAAGACACAACATCAAAGATTTGTGTCAGCTGCATAATATTGGCTTTCCATTGTTGATGTTCTTTAGTAGACAAATCGACTTTACCACGGTTGAATCCAAAGTCTTTTTCACCCAAGACCAATAACTTACGGTATTTAATCCCAAGTTCTTTAATGTCGTCAAAGTCGTCAATACCGTTGATTACATGAATAACCGTATGTGGATATTCTGCAATCCAATCTGGTAGCGATAAACACCCCTGTAAGGAGCGATAGGAAATCCCAAGACCAAAGATATATGGCTTTAATCTTAATAGTCCTGTATCGCCAAATTCGCTAATATAACGCTCGTTCATTGTAATGTTGACAACTAGACCCAAAAAATATAAATATTTGACAAAATATACTAAGGAGTCCGTTACTTCATTGACACCCAAGGCAATTTCCGTACCACGTGGTAATCTGGCATCTGTAAAAACCTGAGTCAAAGCATTATAATCACACTCATGTCCATTCACAAGTGCAGACTCATGGCAGAATCCACAAGTAGAATGTTGTGTTGTACTGTCGTAGCCGTATGGACAACGTGTGGATACTCGAACGTCAATATTGAGCGGTGTCTCAAGAGTAAGACGTTCGTTATCAGGGAATTCAATCACACGTGTGCCATCTCTTAAATCAAGTGTCACAACGGCATTACCGTTTCTGTATTTCATTTGTTTGCCCTCCTGATGTAATACTATGTTAGCCTAAAATATCTACGATAGCAATTACCACGATTAACCTCGATTACGGTTTGTCCATCCTGTGTGGTAATATCTTCTACACGAGACACACAAGAAAATTCACCAACTAAATCATCTTTTGTAATTTCACTATCGTCCAATACAACAACGTCAATTGTTGTTCCAATATGCAGCACTTCTTTCAGCTGTTCTGGTGTAAAATTGTGGCAATCATACCAAATATCTTTCTTTAGATAATCTTTCATATAAACCATAGTTTCTGGGTCTGCCCACCATGCATTGTCACAGGCGATACCCTCTAGTCCAATAGTTGCTACCCATCCAAGTTTTTTATTGTCTAATTCTACTAAATAGTTGTAGTCACCATGTAAATCTTTGTGTACTAAAATAACTGTTCCCCAATATTGTTTATCAATAGTCTTCCCATCAGGGCGTACCACAACACGGTCACCAACTTTGAATTCTACATCAGATGTATCCTGTGTAGGTTCTTCTACGGCATCAACCATCAGCTCTTCTTGTTCTTTGGAAAATTCACGATAAGACCGCTCTAAGTATTTATCAAGTTCAGCAGATGTGTTATTACCTTTGTTTTCTTCCAATGCATTAACCAATTCATCTACATATGATTTTAATTCTAATGCTTGTTCTAATGAAACTTCCATTGTTGCATAATGAAAAATCATATGGTCTAAATATTGGTAATATTCTTCTGTAGAAACCAAATCTTTGATAATCTCAAAATCTTTCATTTGTTTTCCTCCTGTACTAATACAAAATTTCCCCATTGTTTTGCCATTGCTTGTGCCATACCTGTGAATGTCTTAGAGCGTAATCGCCTGCGTTCTTCGGCAGTTTTGGTATTGGTTAATGCATCAGAAATCCACTTTTGCATACGCTTGCAGCTTTTAAACGTCAGAGTCTCGCCTTCGTCTACCACATCTGTTGGCTGTAACAACGGTAGACCTTTTAACCATAAACAAGTTGTTTTTCGTGCTTGGTCGCCAAACATAAACGGTTGAACGATTTGGTCTGGCTTACGAAAACGTGTTGACATGACACCAACAGGATTTTCTACTGCAATATATGGAATATCGGCGTTATACAGTGCCATAAAGAATTCCGCACCAGCATCTTGGTCTTGTCTCCGATGTGGAAACTTAGGGTGTGGTCTTCGGTCTTCAATCGGTAGACCTTTATCCTCTGGGTGGTAAAACCATCTTGCACCACTGGAAGTGAGATATGTACACGGTGGATGAGCAATCATTAAATCCCATTTGTCAACAAACATTGGGTTGCCACTTTGAGCTACACCACCGTTGTTTCTAATGACATCTAGTGCATCACCCATAATATGCCACTCAGAGTGTCCACCAGAGCACTCCACTAGGTCGCAACTATAGGCATTAAATCCAAGTTGTCTAAAGGCTTTGCAGACGGTTTGAGACTCTTCACATGCTACTAGAATGTTCATTAGATTTCAATCTCCTGTACCCATTCTTCTAAATAGTCAAAAGCTGTTCTATCCAGTACTTCTAGTGAGAAGTATTTTTTGCCGTCTTTCACAATAGACTCGTCTTCGCAATAAGCGATAATATCGTTTGAACCGAATAAATCTTTATAAGATACTACTTTTACTCGCATACGCTTATCTCCTCAATATCACATCCAACAATAGCAAGAGATGTCTTTCTAAGGGTCTCAAGAGATAAATATCTGATACCGTCCTTCTCGATAGCATATTTATCCCATTCAGTAACTATGTCGCTATCTCCAAAAATATTTGTATAAGAAACAGCGAGTGTTGGACGTTTGATATCTCTGATTGGCTCTAATTCTGATTTGAAAGCAGGCGTGTACTCTATTTCCTCGATATCTTCTAGGTCATATAGAAAACCAGTTCTTTTAACAAAATCAAGTGGTATATAATTGATTTTACCCACGGCAATAACATGGCTTGCCATTTTACCTTCACGATAATCATTAGAACCAAATAGATTTTTAACCTTACATGCTTGTATTTTCATAAAATCCTCCTGTTTAAATAAATACGTTGTTCTATGGTTATACTATAGCATAATACTATAGGTGTGTCAAGCATTTATTTTGGGTAAATTACAACACGAACATTAAGCTCTGGAGCATACTTATTGATGTCCTCTCGTGTCTTCAACAATGCTTTACGACCTGTGGCATCACACTCTGGATTATCCACAGCCAATGCAAATGTAATATCACCATTATATCGCTTTTGTAATTCCCACAGTAAGACAATTTGGTCTTTCGTGAGTCGTCCACCCAAGTATCCAACACATGGAATCCCTTGTTGATGTGCAGACATAACATCAAGATAACCCTCGGCAACATGTAGAATACCATTTGGTTTTAACATCTTGATGGCACGGTGGTAATTAAACAACAATTGTCGCTTGATAAACACATCGTCTTCTCTTGTGTTTTTATACTTTGGTTCATTTGTTTCTTCCAGACGGCGTTTGGAAAAACCAACAATACGACCATAAGCATCTTGAATCGGAATGACAATACCAGAGGACTTTACGTTTAGAAATCCACCTTTATCATAACCAATCATGAATTCTTCCAAGGTTTCATCATTAATACCACGTTTGATATTCATATACTCACGAACGGCATCAACCGCTTTATGATACTTGAGTGCAATCTTTGTGTTTTGTCCAACGATACTCTTTTGTTTTTGATACGTTGGGTCATCTGTAGAAACCTCGTATTTTTCTGCCAAAGCTTCAACCGCTTGATAGAACGGTAGACCCTCAACTTCGGCATAAAAATTGATGGCATCACCAGATGCACCACAGCGATGACAATAGTATCGATTCTCTAAGATACAGAATTCAGTTGGATTATCTCCATGACAAATCGGACATGTGCCACGTGGTACTGCTCCGCCATTACGAGACAACTCTGTATATTCTTCGACTAATTCTTGTAAATCAATCTTATACCGTAGTGTCGCTATTGTGTTCATTTAATAAGTCCTCCTGTTTGTATTTATCATTCATTTGATAGTCAATAGACAAGTTGCAATTCAGTATGGCGTAAGGGTATTACTTCTGACAGCCATTTTGTGACCCATATAGATGAAATACCAGAGTATTTACCAATTACTGTCTATGGGTATGATAATGAGTTTGTAGACTTGAGAACGGCTGTCAATCAGATGTATTTATTAAAATGTTGCTTTAACTTGTCTATTGACTATCAAATGAATGATAAATACAAACAGGAGGACTTATTAAATGTCAGAAGTAATACCCTTACGCCATACTGAATTGCGATTTTGTAGATAATATACATCA